TGCCACTGTCAAAGGGGTGGGCACAACCTGCATCTGAAGCAACACCTGCTGCACCTGTGCAGCAATGTTGTCTCTGACCCTTGCAACCTGCAGGGTTGCAGTGTCACGGGCTGCCTGTTGTTGTTCAAGAAAGGCAACCCCTTCACCTGCAAGGGCTGCTTCAAGCCCCCTGATTGAAGGCGTTTCAAGCCCCCCTGTGTATTCAATCCCCAATCCCTTCAACTTCTGTAGGGCTGTCTCTGTCGCAAGGTTCAAGAAAGGGTCAAAGTCAAAGTATTTCTTAGTCCCTGCCCGATCAATCAGGGCATACACAAGGGAAAGGCTGACTTGTGAGCGCAACAGCCCGTCAGCCTGTCTGTTGTCTCGTATCCACTGCAGTATAAAGTCACGCAAGTCAGGCAGTTGTTTCCTGTACTGCCTTGCAATCCTTTTGACTTGTTCTTCTGCTGTTTCTGTCAGGCTGTCAATTGACATCAGACAGGCCTGTCAAGGGCAACAGGGGTTGCATCAGGGCAACTTCTTCTTGTTGAATCAATGCAATCTCTGCTTCTGCCTGTTCCTGTGTCATGTCCCACAGTTGTTGCATTGCATGCTGCCTTGACAACAGTTTCTCCCTGACAGCAACTGCAAAGGTGTTGACCTGTTCAACAAGGTTGGCACCAGGGCCAAGGGGTTGATATTCAACCTGCACTTTGCCTTCAGGCAGTGCTTCACCTGTGAAGGCCTGCCACACAAGGCGGGCAACATCATAGAAACGTTGTTCGTACAGTCTCCACAGGTTTCGCCTTTGTTCCCACTGCCTTTCAAGGTTGTGCAGTTGAATTGTCAGGGCATAGCCTGAAGATGCAGACAGGGTGCCCCTTGTCATTTCAGGCCTGATGCCTAGTTGATTCAGAGTCACTGAACTTGCTTCAAGCACTGCATCAAGATGACTTTTGATGTTTGCTTGCATGTCAAGAACACTGACAGAAGCACCCGGGTTGTCAACGGTCAGGATTGAAGCAGGGTCTGACATCTTCTGTGCTTTGTCACTGTCATCAAAGCCTATGCCAACAAGTTGCTTGAATGACTGCAGGTGTTGAATGTGGTTCAGGTCTGTCTTCTGAATGCCTGTTGACAACGTTGCCTGCCTTAGTTGTTCAGACTGCCCTTCATGAAACACCTGCCCGTCAGCAGGGTACTTGTTGTGAATGCAGACCCAAGGAATGACACCAAAAGGGTTGACGTGGTCAGGGTTGTCAGGGTCAGGCAACAGGTTGAAGTCTCTGTCATACACTGCAAAATTGCTTGCAGTCCACACAACATACTGTTCACCCCTTTGATACATCAGGAACTTCAGGCCCAGGGGGTCAAGGTCTGCAGGCATTGCCCAGGCACTGTCAGGGGTCAACAGGTCAACTGTGATGACACCCCTGTCAGGGTCATACAAAGGCCTGACAAAGACTTCTTGACACACAAAGGCAGTTTGGTCTGCAGAGAAGAAAGCCATGTCAAGATCTGCAAACACGTCAAAGGGGGCAGGGTCATTGTCAATTGTCCTTGTCACCTGCCGTGAATAGATTGCAGCGATCTGTTCTGCAGCCTGCTTGAAGACATTGATTGAAGTGTCAGCCCTGAGTGCAAGCCTTTCATACGTCTGAGGCAGGAACAACTTCTGCAATTCAGCGTCAAGCAGGTGCCCCCAATCACCTGTGAAGATGTCAAGCAGGCCTGCAACGTATTCACGGCGGTCTGTCTGTTCCTGTGACCTGACAAGGGCCTGCAACATTTCACTTGTGATGTTCATCTTTGCCGCTTCCTTCTTCTTTGTGCCCGTTTGTTCTGACGTTTCTTTGCTGCCTTCTGCTTGTCTTCTCTGTTCCACTTCTTGACAGTTCTGATTGCCCAGTTGACCCCGCTTGTACCGCCCCAGGTGCCCCAGGCAACGCGCCCCCTGTCCTTCCAGGGTGTCCCTTTGTACCTGTCATCAACTTCTGCATTCTTTCTGTGTCGTTGAAAGGCTGCCATTCTCCTGACTGTGGCTTCAGTCAGGGCGCGCCCCTTGGCAAGTTGTTGTGCCCTTGTCCACCCCACCCTTGTCGCACCCTTGACTTGCTTTCTGCCGTACTTGTCGCGCCACTTCAACATCTTCTTTGCTTCTGCCACTGCAGCAGCAGGGGGTCTTGCTTTTCTTGTCATTGTCTATCGCTTCCCTGACCCATGAAATTGCTTGCCCTGACTCTACTTGTGACCCTGTGCAATAGTACACTGTGAACCCTTCAAGTTGCAACAGGGCTTGCTTCAGGCAATCCCCTTCATACCCCTTGCCCCTGGTGTGTCTGCCCCCTGACCATGTGCCCCCTTGCACTTCAAGAACAATGCCTGCAGACCTGAACAAGAAGTCAACCTTGTGCCTTGTCTTCAGGTCTTTGTTCTTGTGCAAGGGCTTTGTTCTCTGAATAGGTATCAACCTGACCTGCCGTTCAAAGGTCAGGCCTGCTGCTTCTGCTTGAAGGGCAAAAAGATCTTCGTACTTGCTCACAGAAGCCCCCCAAACAAGGGCAACTGCACCCTTGTCACCCTTTGCTGACAAAGTTTGAAGTACTCAGGATCTTTTTCCATGCCCACAAAAATGAAGCCTTCTTCAAGGCAAGCCCTGCCTGTTGTGCCTGAACCCATGAAGGGGTCAAGAACAACGCCCCCTGGTTGTGTGACAAGCCTGCACAAGTACTTCATCAGGGCAAGGGGCTTGACTGTGGGGTGATTGTTCCTTGCAGGGGATCTTGTGCCTATGTAGGGGTTGTCAATGTCTTCTCTGTTGCTTCTTTCAGGGCCTGTGCTGATTGCCTTTGACAGGCCTGCATCACGGTCTGCTTGATCTGCCTTTGCACAGTAGAAGAACCTCTGATTGCCCTGCAGGGGTGCCACTGCTTCAGGGCTGCCGTCATGAATGAAGTTTGAAGGGTACCTGTTGACAGGGTTGTCAGGTGAATCAATCCTGCTGCCGTCAATGTTCAAGCCCCCTGTGCCGTACTGCAACACATTCTCTGCAACTGTGCCTTCAAGGGGCTTTCTTGCTACCGTTACAGGTTCAAAGGCAGGCTTCAAGGCAGTGCCCCACCCCTGCCACTGTTTTGCAATGTCTGTTGTTGGCACAGGTATGCACCTGATGTCATGCTTTCTGTTGCATTGACCAAACTTGCCCTTGGCTTTGTTGCCGTTGTTTTTTGCATAGGCAGGATGTGCAACATATTCAATTTCTGCCCCTGCTGCCTTGTCAATTGCCTTGCTGATGTCATGACTTTTTGGGAAGCCTGAACCGTACACCCATGCAATCATGTCACGGATCTGAAAGCCTGCATCTTCAATGTTGCAGCACATCCTGTGTTGTGTCCTTGTGCCCGCAAACGCTAACAGGTGCCCCCCAGGCTTCAACAGCCTGAAGCATTCTTGCCACACTGCCACAGGGGGCACTGCATGATCCCATCCCTTGTTCATGAAGGACAGCCCGTAGGGTGGGTCAGTGACAACTGCATCAATGCAACAGTCAGGCAGGCACTGCATCAGTTCAAGGCAGTCACCTTCAAACAACAGGGGATTCATGTCTTTCAGGGGGTTCATGGCTTCAAGCCTATGATGTCAGACATTGCCTGTGCATACATCAGAGTTTCAGGCCAACCGTGAATCTGCTCCTTGGCAGGGTGCCTATTCCAGGGTTGAAAGAAGCCCCAATTGATACAAGCACTGACCCTGTAGGTTTTCTCTTCAAGGGACAGGTCACTGTCAATCAACCAGGGGTAGGGAGTGTTCCACCCGTGCCTTGCAGGCATTTCTTCTACAAGGTACCAAACAATAATCCGGGCAGCGTTCACAGGTTCAATGACAAGGTCAGGTTCAGTCACAAAGGGCACATTGAACCTTGCCTGTGCCTTTTCATAGTTTGCGCGCCCTGTGAGTTGAATGACACCCCTGCCCTTGAACAGTGCCCCATCACCCGGTTCAGTGTTGCCAAGGTTCTGCCCCGTGCTTGTCTGATAGCCGTACAACCTTTCACACTCTTCATCTGACTTCTGTTCTTGATCATACCAGGCAGCCCCTGTTTCTTGCATGCAACGCCCCCACAGGGCAGCAAAGGCAGTGCCCTGTTCAAAGGCAAGCAGAAGGCAGGCCTTGTTCATGCAGTCCAGAAACCACGGCATTTTGGAGCGGTCAGTGCAGTCACTGCCCCACCCTTCAAAAGGTCTGTTGTTTCTCTCTGCATACCACCTGGCAGCAAGATTGCAGGCCGCGTTTGCCTGCTGCAGTGTCACAATCACAGTGTTTTGACCCCCTTGTTTTCAAGACCAATGACAGCATACCGAAGGGCATCACGGGCATGATCATACACTCCACACTTCAAGGGAATGTTTGCCTGTGTGCCTGCCTGCTTGTCAGGATATTTTGAAGCCTGCAGACTTCTTGTGATGCCCCTTTCATGTTTCAGGGCCTTGTCAATGTACAGTTCTGCAGGGCTGTTGTGTGGCTTCAGTTTCAGACGTATTTGATCGATCCCGTAGGGAATCCACCTTTTTCTCGGATCATAGGTGGCAACAACTTTCCACCCTGCCCCCTTCAACAGGCTGACATCAGAATAGCCTTCAACGATTGATGCAGCAGCCCCTGCAGGGTCAACATATGCAATGCCCCTTCTGAAGGCCTTGCGCTTGCACTTGTCTTCAATCAGTTGAACAAGTTGCCTTGTGCTGCAGTTTGAAGGTTGATCTTCATCAATGATGTGTATGCAGTTCTTTGTGCCGTGTTGCTTGCAGAAGGGCACATGTTGAAAGTACAGGACAGCAGGGTTCCTGTATCCGAAGTCAACGGCAAGGCAGACAGGCAAACGGGGATCAACTGTGAGTTCTTGCACATGCACTGCAGCATTGAAGTCATCAAAGACACCCCCTGACAGGTGAACAAACTGCCCCCCAACATACATATTGAACAGGCTTGCAGAGTAGGTTCTTTGCATTTGATCAATGTAGTCATCAGGGTTGTGAATGTTGTCTGAAGTCTTTGCATGAATGACAGCCCTGTCTGCAGGGGCTGCATCACTGCCAAACTCATCGAATAACCAATTCATTTCAGGGGTTGTGGTCAGGAAGCCCTGGTGCCTTTTGGCACCGGGCTGACGCAAGCGTGCAAGAAGTGTGTGATAGGCTGACCGCTTGATGTAGCGGGCTTCATCTGCCCACCACCATGAAAGGTTTGTGCCGTCAAGTGTTTCAGGCCTGTCTGCTGAAGCGTACCAGACCTTGACCCCGTTGTGCAGGATGAAGACCCTGTCACCTTTCCTGTGTTCTGCAATCAACTCTGCAGGCAGCATGTCAAGAAAGGCAGGCAAAGACAGCCTTGTCAGCATGTTGTATGTTGGGCTGACAATCATTCCATCCTGCCCGGGTTGATGCAGGCAATGGTTCAGGGCTTCTGCAGCCCCTGCCTTTGTCTTGCCTGACCCCACACCCCCAAGCAGGCACTTGACCCTGCTTCTTTCAAGGTGAAAGGCAGACTGTGCAGGCAGTGGTTCATAGTTGACCTGCACTTCAGTCATCAGTGAAGCCGGGGATTGTGTGTTGAATGATGACAGTCTTTTCTGTGTCTGCTTGCTTTTCCCGCGCCCCGTATCCCCTGTGTCGTGCCTTGCTTGTCAGATAGTATTCAATGGCCCGTTGTTGGTGCTTGCCTTCTGTCTTGCAGTTGTTGATCAACATGCCTTCAATTTCATCAATCGTGGTTTCATTCACTTCTTCATAGGCTTCTGCAACTTCTTCATAGTTTTTGATCCAATGATCAATAGACTGCCGTTTGACTTTCAACATTCTTGCTGCCAGGGCCTTGACCCCGTTTGCCTTCTGCAGGGCTTCAATCACAAGGGCCTTGCTTAGTCTCTTCTTTCCGCGTTTCTTCTTCTCTGTCTTCTTCTCTGTCATGGGCGCGCCCCCTGTGCAATGTGCAGTTTCGTCAGTGTTCCTTGCCTGTCTTTGCTGCCTGCAGTGCCTGTTGAATTGCCCACCTAACCCATGCAGATCTTGTGTCTGCAGGGCTGCCTGCAACTGCCCTGTCAAGGGCTTCAACCTGGGCCTGTGTCATCCTGACCTTGACTATGATGTCTTTGTTGACCCGGGCAGCCCCTGCCCCTTTGTCATCAAAGAAGATCTTTTCAAGGATGTGTTGCTGTTCTTTCATTTCCGCGCCCCCTTGTGAGTCTACAGTGTGACACAGGGAACACAAAAAGAGAACACGATCCGGATCAAGATCTAAGGTGTCACAGCACTTCCCCTGAAGGGAATGTGCTGCAGTGACAAGGGGAAAAAAGCCTGCAGGGCTTTTTCCCCTTATAAGGTATAAGGGGGCACCCTTTTTTGTCAATGCAATCAATGACTTGCAGACCGTGATGGCCGCCCACTGGGCCGGGATGTGGCCATGAACGGTGATTCAGAATCCTGAAAAGCCTTTGCAAACAGTCAGTTGCAAGATTTTTTAATGGCCGCCCACTGGGCCGGGAGGTGGCCGCGCCCTTGCCTCGAGCTTTTTTTCTTAGCCTGAAAAACACAAGCAGAACAGTGACTTGTGAAATAGTTGTAACAAAGTGTAGTTTTTTTGTAGACAAGGTCAAAAAAGTCAGGCATGATGTTTTTATTTTATCCACACACAAACAAAGGACACACACAATGACAAACACAAGCAACACACAAGTTGAAGTCAACCTGACAGACCTTCACTTGATCGACAATGACATGACCTTTGACTTCTGTGAATCTGACATCAAGGTCAAGATCTGCCTGTATCGCACCAAAGACTTCTCCACAAAATACGGCAAGCGAGTCAAAGCCCTGGGGGGTACCTTCACACACTGCAGGGGTCACAATTATGACAGATGGGTCACTTTGCCTGCACCCTTCTTCAGAGAAGTCAGAGAAGGGCACCCTGCCCCCTTTGCTGCAGAAGTCAGAGAACTTGAAAGACTCGACAAACTGAACAAGTTGATCTTTGACCTGTTGACTGACTCTGCACTGTGGGCATCACCTGCCTGTGAAGCAGACTTCAGAGACTTTCAAGTGCATGTGCCTTGTCAATGGTCAGACGGCACAGGGCATATGCTGATGTTGAAAAGGTGGGGCAACCCTGTTGATGTCAAGGCCTGGTTTGCTTTGACCTTGCGCAACAGCAGAGACATGATTGACAGCCTGCAGAAAACAGGCAAGGCAGTCTTCAACAAGTTCACAGGCAGTGTGTGGGTTGTAGAAAGCCACACAGGGCACATCACAGGAAACAATGCAGAATGGGGTCTGACAAAGTATGAAAGGTCAACTGCAGAAGACACCCCTGCAGAAACCCCTGCAGAAGTGACAGAAGCCCCTGCAGAAGAACTGCTGACTATTGAGTTCACTGCCTGGGCAACTGAATACGTTGCAGGCTACGTTTCACAGACAGGCCTGCAATGGGTTGAACACAACAAAACTGTCAATGATGAAAACGGCGAGCAAAGGGCATGGGTCAGAAATGGATACACAGGCACAACTGAACAGTTTGCAGTGCTTGCATGGTACCTGACACAAGAAAGACAACGTTGCAACCTTGACCCTTCATACAAGCGTTCACTGACCATGACCCTGAAAAAACTGCCTGCCCCTGTTGACCCTGCCACTGTCAACACCCCTGCACCTGCAGAAGCCCCTGCAGAAGTGACAGAAGCCCCTGTCACTCGCATCAGTTTCAATGACAGGGCATTCAGTGAGATCATGCCCCTAGTGAAAGAACACAACCTGCCCCTGACTGACGTTTGTGTTCAGTCTGGTGTGTTGGGCAGTAACAGACAACAGGTCAACCTGTTCTTTGAAGGCACAGAGAAGGCCTTTTCACATCTTGCCTTCTTCTTGACTGAACTGCTTGAACATGCAGAGACAGCAGGCCTGTTGCCGATTGAACAAGAAGTTGTTGCCTGTGCCCTGCAAAGTTTGCCTGCCCCTGTTGACCCTTATGCTGAAGAAAGGGTTGCAGAAGTGACAGAGACACCTTCAGAAGCCACAGAAGACACAAACACAACCCCTGACCTGCTTTCTGCAGAAGAACTTGAATCTGATGCCTTCAAGGCCTTTGCAGCAGAAATGAAGGCCTTGCTTGCAGACGTGCCTGATGCACTGCCTGCTGACATGTCAGATGCACACACAATGCTCTGTGTACAGTTTTCAGTTGACAAACGGCAGTACAACCCCTGCAGAGAGTATGAATGGACAACTGAACTTGCCCAGTGTGGGGGAGAATTGACTGTGCAACAGGGCATCATGCAGTTCACAGTGCCCCTGCAGACCTTCAGGCAACGTGAATTGTTCAAGACACTGCACAAGTGCAGCCTGCTTGAAGATCCTGAAATGGAAGGTGCAAGGCAGTACCTGTTCACACAGGTTGTGTTGCCCTTGGCAAGGTGGGGTTGTGATGCACAACCACAGGTCAACACTGCCCTGGTTGAATGTATGTACTATGAAAACGCCTTCACCCTGATTGAAGAAGGGTACAAAGCCTGCAGAGAAAAATTGCAGTAACAACAACAACAGGCACAGGGCAGGGCTTCAGGCCCTGCCCTTGCCTTTGCAAAGGAGACACACACCATGAACAAAGAATTGATCTTTCAACCCCTGCAGTCAGGGCGTATGTCATACGGCAGGAACAAGACCCTGCAGCAACAGATCCTGTGGAACCTTGAACTTGTGAACTCAGTTGACTTCACAGAGAACTGTAAACCGGGCACAGAAGCCTTTCACAGACACAGTCAGGCAACCCTTGAAATGTACCTGCAGCGGGCTTTTCTGCATGCCAGGGCAGGCAACAAAGAAGAGTGCTTGTCACTCTACATGAAGGCAATGGCAACTGAACTGCAGAGAAGCAAAACACTGTTCTTCTGCATGCCCTTACTTTCACCCAATGACCCTGAAGTCATTGAACAGAACAAGAAAGAACAGCAACTTCTTGACATTTTCACAGACGGGTTGACAGCAGTGCTTTGTTTTGCAGTGCCTGCCCTGCTGCTGTTCTTGTAAGGGGGTCAACATGTCAAAGGTCATCAGACTCAATCAAGACAACACTGACCTTCTGTTGCAGTGTGAAGCCCTGGTGAAGCAAAGAACACAGGTCAGCAGAGTCAGGCAGGGTGCCCTGTTTGCAGAAGCCCTGACCTTGCTTCTTCACAAGGAGCAACGGTTGAACCCCTACACTCGAAAACTGCACAGCCCGCGCCCTGAACTGTCGATTGAAGGCACACAGATTGTGTCAAGCAATGTGCCTGACTTTGACTTGCAGACCTTCAAAAATGAAGAAGGCCTGCAGGTGTTGCTGACGGCAAACGGGCAACACTTCAGGCTTGTGAAGAACAACTTGACACAGTATTCAACCTTGTGTGAACTTGTGTCACAATATGACCACACACTGCCTGCAAGGCGTGTTACATTGAAAGAAGCGCAGTCAGATTCACCCCTGTTTGCAGGGTTGACTGTGCTGTTGCAGAGAATGCAAGCACTTCCCTTCTGACAAAGGAGACACACAGAATGAATGCAAACGAGTACACACAGAAACTGAACCTGTCACAACAGATGGGTCATGTCATGAACCTGCAGGGCAAGTTGTATGTCACTGTTGCAGGGTTGCGAGTGTTGGCACAAAGGGCAGGGGTGCAGTCAATCAAAGTCAGCCCTGTGGAAGCCTGGTGTGCCCCTGACAAGGGCCTGTTCTACGTTCAGGCAACAGTTGTGATGCCTGACAACAGA